GGTTCCCTTGTCCTGATGCTGGCAAACGAGCTTGAGCATCACGCGGAACAGCTCGACAAACCCCTCGGCAAAGTTGCGGGCGATCAGGTCAACCCGCATATCCGCCTTGTTCGCGACGATGTTTGCCTTGGTCGCGGTTTCGGGACGATTCAGGCTCGACGGGTCATTGCCCATCGACATTCGGGACCAGCCCGTGGCGTCTTCGTTGTACGCCTTCATGTATTCGAGCATGGACATCGTTTCGCCGATGTTTCCCTTGCCCTGATCCAATCGGCCCACAGCCTGCGGACTCTTCGTACGGACAATCCCACCGGGCCGCGATGAGAGAAGGTCGTCCAGATTGACTTGACCCTCTACCGCGAAGTAGCGCCCGTTGACCTCCAGATAGAGGTTGTCCAGCGTGGCTCTCAAAAGAGCGGTTTCTGTCTTCTGCCCTTCCTGTGCCAAATCAGAAATGGACAGGCCGTAGAACTTGTGGGGTTCCGGGATCGGGCAGATGGAGACAAACGGCGCTTCGTCCGTCACTTCGTCATCCAAAGTCACCCCACCAGCGCGAGTGACCTTTCTAAGCTCCGCAATCCCGTCTCCATCCTTGTCAACGCGGATATAAGCCTCGACAACCCACGTCTCACGCTGCGATTCATCGAGGACCGGGTTATCCCAGTTGGAATACTCGTCATCGAACGCCATGCGCTCAACCCACTCCAGATTGGTCGATTGGGCTTCGTCTCCCGCCCCAATCTGGTCGATCTTGCTGGCCGGGTAGCCCATCGAGCGAAGATGGGAAATGGTCCTGCGGAACCTGTGTCCCACAATCCGCGCATCCTTGATGCTCTTGGCATTGCGCGAGATGAAGAACTCTTCCGGAGGGACGTTCTCGATCGTGATCTTGCCGCCCTTTTTCGTGCGCTTGCACGTCAGGTCATACAGCATCGCCTTCGGTTGGGCCTGGATCTGCGCAATCTGCGCTTTCATCTGATCGCAGGCTTGAGCGGCTTGCTGGTTTCCTTGCTGGGCGGCTTGTTCGGCCTGAGCACACTGCTGGGAGAGTTGCTCGATGGCCTGTTTTCTCTGCTCGGCGTCTTCTTCGTCGGGGTAGGACTTTTGCTCCGTCACCTCGACTTCTTCGTCGTCCATCAACTGGGCGAGTTCAACCTCAGTGATTCCCTTGTATTCCTCGCGCGTTTCCTCGTTTCGCGTGTCCCACCAGACCTTGAGAAACCCTCGCTTGAGCTTCAGCGCGTCCTTGAACCAATTGTAAATAACCGAGTGACCGTTGTTCTTCTTGAAGAACAGGTAATTGAGGTAATCCGTGCAGTTCTTGGCCGCCTGCTCGTCTTGGGGTTGGGTCGGCTCGAATTCGATCACCGTATCGCCACCAACAAACTTCACCATGAGCTGGGGAAGCATCGACTCGATGGTGTTGCGAACCACCGGAACGACGACGGACGAACGGCCTTCGATCTCCGGAGGGGCTAAGTCACCCTTGGCCTCGGCGTAGAAATACTGCTCGGCCTTTTGTCGTTGTTGGGCGAGCTTTCCACCAAAGAAACCAATGGCGTTGCGAAGCTCCGCTTCTACAAGTACGCCAAGTTCTTCGTCGGAGAGTTTGTCTGCCATGTGTTGGGTCGCTTCTCAGCGATGCCGTGTGTTCTTTATGCCGTGTTCAGCTTTGGATATTTCAGGGGTGCGGAGCTTTGTGGCGGTTCATATGCCACGCACATAAGGCCAAATGCATCCGCTCCGTGAGAGGACCAATCGTGCTCGGGACCAAGCCCAATACCGCGCTCGTCGTCCTTTTTCTCGTGATACCAGCCCAGCGCAGCCCTTCCAGCGTCTGTGGAGGACTCGTTGAACCAGATGGATGGGAACAGCCGCCTAGCCGCCTCAATGCGCATCTTTGCTGCGCCTTTGCCTTGGTTCGGAATAACAGTCACCGTGTATCCCGCCTGCCGGAAGGCCGACGCGAACGAAACGTCGTTGATCCGGTCGTTCGTGTCTCCGTCGTGCGGCAGCCAAATTCCGGCCTTCTCGTAGTTGCGCTCACGAAGCCACGCCAAGTGGGCTCCAAGGGGTTGACCGACCGCCTCGTAGTAGTCGAGAACCCTAATCTCTTTGCCGATGAATTGAGCCACCCACATTGCGAAGGCATCGGCCTTGGCTCCCGTGCCACCGAGGTCGCAAAACACTCGCAGAGACATAAGAGGGTCCGCAGATACCCTGCCAATCCGACCCTGCTGCCTCGCTTCTATTAGGCCAGCGGCGAAATATGCGCCGTCAATGACCGACACATAGTCGCCCTCCCAGATATGAGCGTACTGCTCCGGCTGAATACGCAAGCAGTCGAGCCTTTCCTGCTCCAATTCGGCCGTGAACCATGGGTTGTCGCGCCAGTTCGCCGTCACCACGACAGCGCCAGTCGGCTTTTCTTGCCCCATGAACAACACGTCAACGGGATCTGTCTTGCGCCGAGGGTTGTAGCTCCACCACATCTGCGAGCCACTAGCCCGCATCGTCGGGCGATACAAATTGATTGAGTGGCGGGTCGCCCCCTGCGCCTCTTCCCACCACCCTCGCTTGAATCCCTCCAGAGACTTGATTGAGTCCGCTGTGTAGTCGTTCATCCCCTTGAAGATGATGAGTCCATCTCCGGGCGTCGTAATGACATCGCGATAGACCTTGAAGCCATCTGCCTCGGAAAGACCCAGCGCACTCAGCTTAGTCTCTAGCAGCAGCTTTGATGACTGCGCCAGATCCTTTTGAACTTCTCGGATGCAAACTGCCCGCATCCCCTCGCCGCCAGAGTTGCCAGGCTCGGAGAGGCAGTCCTCAATCAACAACTCGGCGAAGAAATGTGACTTCCCACTTCCCCGACCACCTCGCCCAACCTTGTCGCGCGCTGGATCAAGCAGCGGAAGGAACACCTCCGCCGTCTTTAGTTTCAAGTCCCTCACGCCACCTGGGGACGAACGATTTCCCGCGTAACCTTGCCGATCTGGACGAACCCGCTGTGCTCTTGCTCGACCTTATCGCGCCACTCGGCAGCCTTGCGGTTCTTCAGCCAGAAAATGCAGGCAGTCGTGTCCGGCGGATAAAACTTGCGGATTGGCGTCTGGATGATCTCGCCGCCGACGACGCGAATATCCACCTCGTCATGCTCGTATCCGTTTGCGCGGGCATACAGGCTTCGCTCCACCCGCTCATCAGCCTCAGTCTTCCCAGCCTTTAGGGCCTGACAAAACGCCTCGTGCTCGCCTTTCCAGCGATACAAGGTGCGGGCGTCCACGTCGAAGAAGTCGGCGATTTCGATGTCAGTTGCCCCTAGCTTTGCTAGCTTGACGGCTTGCCCGACGAACTCGGGCTTGAACTTTGTTGGGCGGGCCATTTCGGGTGCCTCTCGGCGTGTCCGACAGTTGAAATTTGTGTCGATCAAATGGGCTCGTATTGAGCCGTGAACTCTTCGCGCGTTAGACCCTTGATTCCGTCGGGGGTCATCACCAAAACATCGCCACAGCGAGCCCACGAGTAAGGCGCGCCAGCAATACCCAGAAGCTCGCGATCACCATCTGCACGGACAACATGCCCGCTTTCGATGAGATCCATCAATACCGGAGGCAGGAAATGGGTGGAGCGGTTTTCTATCGCGTGAAGAACAACGTCCGCATCCCAATAGTCGGTCTCCACACTTTTTGTTGCGCATCGCATGGGGCTATTGCGCCTCAACCAGCTCCACAACCGGAGCGACGTATTGCTTTCCGGCTGTCTGGCAATTGGGGTTGGGGCACTGAAGATTGGTTGATTGGGGAGCGGGTACAAGAATCCATCCGCAGATACAGCGGTACTGGCCTGTGATGGTGACTTGCATGACGTAGGTTTGGGGATACGTTGCGTCTAGGTGGCGCGCGGACTCATGGCCTCTATCCGGCCTGCGTTGGCCTCACGATGACTGTTCGTTGCCCCAAATGAAAAGCCGCCTCATCTTTCGACGGGCGGCTGTGAATTGGTTGGAGCCGCATCGCTTTTACTGCCGACACTGCCCCACCGCCAATGTGCCAGTTTTAGTGCCACTCTGCAACTTCCTCGTGTGCCACTTTCCATCTGTAGAACGCCGAGCACCCGCGCCTCACGCTAGGCCTTATCTCGATTGCGCGGATTTCGCGCATTACATCGAGCACGCGCAAAACCCCGACCTTGATTGCGTGCCGCTCCTTACGGTCGATGCTCCTGCCATGCGCCACATAGCGAATGATCTGTGCCATCTTGAACCAGCGTCCCGGATAGGGGCGAAGCAGTTCCTCAATATCGTTGTAGAACTTCAAGCCCGCTCCTCTTCAAAAGCTCTTGCCACCTTCTGGGCGGCGGATTGGAGATACCTGTCATAGCCTTGGACCGATACTCCGATCCGTTCGGCTGCGAGCTGCTTGGAGATGTTTCGCCCCCGCCTTTCCCGCTGTGGGTACTCGGCCAAGAGGACGAACTGCTCAAGCTCGCTTAGTTGGGTGTCGTAGACCTTCTGCACCTTCTTGGCGTGTCTTTCATTCGGTCTGATCCTTGGGGCTTCTGGCGGATCGTCCGGATTCCATTCGGGGGGTGAGCGATATTGGGACTCCAGGCTTCCACAGTGGTTTGGGGGAAGTGGGTGCGGCCAAGGCCCGATGAAGCACCAGCGCATCCAGTTCACCAGCTCTTGGTGGATGGAGTCCGGGATGTTCACTTCCGACCACTCCAGAATTTCCACCACGGAGCCTTGACTGGCGCGGGCGCAGGTGGCGGAGGCAGGAGACGGCGCATCAGTTCACGCCATGCCGCGTCTGATTCTCGCGCCCTGACGCGGTCGATCACTTTGCCCATCATTCCTCCTTCGTTTTTAAATCACCTAGAACGGCTAGGCTCAGACATCTTTTTTGCCTTGCACAACCAAACACGACTGAATTAAGCAATCCGCTAACGTCCCAGCGCCGCATTTGCATGGCCGCTGGAGCGTTTGATATGCGGCCGCTGCTCCGACACGGAGCCTGCATGCATGCAAACATCGGTCAACCATCATCTCGCACAGATTTGTGTTGTGGACACACGGCGGCCCTGCGACCACCTTCGCGGCCAATTCGACAGGGCGCCAACGAGGTACGAAAGGGCCGTCAGATACAGGTGTGCTCACTTCAGTGCCTCGCGAATCTTGTCGGTGCGATACAGGTTCCGGCCGAACTGCTTCTTGTCCGGCATGATCGGGCCACCTTTAGATGCCCAGTTGTGCAGTGTTTTTAGCGACGGCGTGCCGCCGAAATAATGGGAAACCTGCCTTCCGGTAATGAATTCCGCGGTTTCTTCATGAATAGCCCGATAGCTGTGCGTATCGCGTTTTGGGGAGCGATGGGGAGCGTTGGGGGCCAATTGGGGAATTGATGGGGAAGTTTTGCGGCGCTCGAATCCAACAAACATTTCCTCCCCAAACCCTCTGCCCCACTCGCGTTTGTAGTGCTCGTCCGCCGTCTTAAAAAACCTCGCTATGCATTTCGCGCAAACATTGGCGTGGTCATCGCGCATGTACACCTTTAGACATGGCACTTCACCGCCGCGGCACACCGTGCAAACCCCGTACTCAACATAAACGCTACCGTGTTCGACTGCGGCGCCCCGTGATAGATCGAATTGAA